AGCGTAGCTCAAGGAAATAGTGGTACTGAAAAATTTATTGCAGGTATGGGAGCAAGAGCTGTAACTTCAGATAGTAACGCAGGTGATGACTCTGGTGGGTATTTAGAATTTTATACAAAACCTGAGGCTGGAGATAGTAGTGTCGCTTTAACATTAGGTAGTGAAAACAATGCAACTTTTGCAGGGACTATTACCTCTGGTAATATAACCACACAATCAAGAATAACCTTTGATTATGGTGGTGACCATTATATGGAAACAGGCACTAATACCTTATCTTTTAAAGCTAGTAGCGGAACTGTTCAATCTACGTTTAATTTTTCAGATTTATCTGCAACTTTTGCAGGTAGTGTCACTATAGATAGCGACACGGCTAAATTATATTTAGGCGCGGATGATGATCTTCACATATATCACACAGGCACCGATGGATACGTTTTAAATAAAACAGGCGATTTATATCTAATGAGTCAAGCTCATGGTGGTGATATTATATTTAAAACAGAAAATTCTAGTGGAACCGCAGTAACGCCTTTAACTTTAGATAGTGCTGGTGCTGCAACTTTTGCAGGGGCTGTTAGTATTGATGGTAAACTAACATTAGATGCTGGCTCGTTAACAAATGGTATAATTAACACACCAGCATCTTTAAGAATTAATATAGATAGTAATAATGACCAAACAGGAGAAAAATTTGTTGTAGGTCACAATCAAGATTCAATAAATAATAGCAATGAACTATTTGTTGTAGAGGAAACTGGTAATGCAACTTTTGCAGGGAATGTGCAGTCTAAAGGTGAGTTACAAATGATAGGTGCAAGTGGAGGTGCGAGTAATAGACTTAAAGCAACATACAACTCTAGTAGTGGTGTAGCTGAGTTTGGTGCACATTCAACTGGTGGTAGTACATCATTACAAATAGGCACATCTAACTCTGGAACTTACGCTGCGGCTTTAACTTTAGCATCAACTGGTGCTGCAACTTTTGCAGGTAAAGTATTTGTTAATCAAGGTTCAGACCTTACAACACAAGCTTTACAGGTTAATGGTTTTATAGATATAACAGATGTTACATCCACAGCTTTAAGATGGTATAATGGTAGTACATTTAGAGGTGGTTTAGGGTTAGATTCTTGGGCACATAATGGTTCAGATAGCGATATTACTATGTATATATCTGGAGATAACAGCTTCCATGTTTCTACAAATAATGTTAAACGATTAGAAATTGATTCAAGCGGCGCAACTTTTGCAGGAAATGTATCAGCAGGTGGTGGAACATTTACACAAGCTGGTGGCGGTGTTAAGGTTTTAAATAATGGAACAGCAGGATATAATGCAAATATATTCTTTGGTAAATCTGGTGGAACAGATGGATATAGTATTGGTCAAGGTGTTACAGCTAATGATGGTGTGTTTAGAGTTTATAATAATGGAACAGCAAGTGTTCCTTTAGCTATAGCTGATAATAATGATGCAACTTTTGCAGGGACAATATCATCTAAAGAAATATCTATAAAACAACAAGATGATAGTGGTTTTGATGCTGGCTTAACTATTGAAAGAAGCGCCAATACACAAAAGGTTCATATAGGTATGGATGGTGGTGCTGTTAATTTTAACAGCCCCGATGGTTTAAGTTATAAATTTAGAAATAACGGTACAGAAAAATTTACTGTAGATGGTTCAGGTAATGCAACTTTTGCAGGAACAATTGGTTCTGGTGCCATAACTTCTACAGGTGATGTAGTTGCTTTTTCAGATAAAAAATTAAAGAAAAATATTAAGACTTTAGATGGTTCTAAAGTATATGGTATGAGAGGTGTTAGCTTTACTAGAAAAGATACAGAAAAAGAAGGTAGTGGTGTAATAGCTCAAGAAATACAAAAAATAGCACCTGAACTTGTTACTGAAACGGATGGTACACTTGGTGTAGCATACGGTAACTTAACGGGTTATTTAATAGAGGCTATTAAAGATTTGAAAGCTGAAATACAAGAATTAAAGAGATGTAAGCAGTGTGAAAATTGTAATTGTAATAAATGTGAAAACTGTAATTGTAAAAATAAATAACTATGGCGGTACCAGCTAGTGGAACATTAAGTTTATTAGGGTTAGCTAGAGAAAAGCAAAATGATGATTACACAAATACAACAGTATTAGTTGGTCAACAAGGGAATTCCCCAGGATCTATATCGCTAGAATCATGCGCTACTAGTGGAAATAATCAGGGTCCACAAGTAGTAATGGAAGCTACCAATACAAGTAGTCCTTCACATCCTAATGGTACAACGCCACATGCTATGAGTGAATTCTATAGCTATGATCATGATTATGCAGCTAGTACAACATCGTATAGAACAGACGTTGGTTTTAAATATAACGTGCTATGTGCTGCTAATACAACAACAGCTATATATACAATTAACGCTATAACTAATGGCTCAACTGTTTATACTGATTCAGCAAGAACGTCTGTATTGGCATCTGGTAAATATGGTTGGCATGTTAATGCTAATAGCACGCAATCAACACATAGATTTTATGTAGACGGTAGTGGGGTTGTTTCAGAATACGCATCATGTTAAGATTATGAAAATAGAAGAAAATAAAATAAAAAAACATACGGGATCAAGTTTCAATATCACAAAAGAAGATGGTGTTACGCACCTTCGTTTTAAAAGTGGAGATTGGTTAAGAAACGAGAGTATATATTCTAATGTATATTTAGGTGAGTGTGATGGGTGTAATAGAGATAAAATAAAAAACATATTTGATGGATTTTCTTATGATAAAATATTAATTGGTGGTTTAGGATTAGGATTAATACCAAATCACTTAGCTAACAAATCTAAATCAGTTATTGATGTTATAGAAAATAATAAAGAATTAATAGATTGGGTTAGTAATGAAAAGTATTTAGATGATTCAATAAATATAATAGAGGCTGATGCGCTTTCTTACACACCATCAAAAAAATATGATCTAATTCTTATAGACATATGGTGGAATGAAGCAGATGTTACAGAAGAAATAAAAACCTCTTTAAAAAATAGATACTCTTCACACTTAAATAGCGGTGGAAAATTATTTTTACCACTAACAGAAGAAGACGTGAAGTAAAATACACTAAAATAGTGTAATAAGATATTTAGCTGGTGACAGCTAATTTGTTTAACATTTTAAATTTAAAAACATGGCATTAAAAGGAAAATATGATTACAAAGGCATCGAAGTAGCGGATGCGTATGTAAAAATATCAAGCGTAAATTGGAACTGCAATAGCAATTCTGAGAATTACGTAAAAACTGCAGCTGTGTTCAATTCTGATGGTACAGTTAAAACCGCTGAAGTGAGAGCTGACAGGTGGGTACAAAATACAGTTGGAAATTGGCACGCAAATGTTTATAAAGATAAAGCAGCTAGAGATGCAAATCCAAATAGCCAAATCTGTTCAGTCAGTGGGTCGTTTGATATTGATCTTAAAGATAGCGCAAAAAATCCTGTGAAACAGGCTTACGTTGCGGCTAAAACTGTGGATACTTATAAAGGCATGGCAGACGCTTAATAGACTATGACAATAGCATATTAAGAATACTATTATTTGTGTAATAGTAATAAAGTATAATTTTAACTAAAATTTAATTAATTATGAATAAAAAAGTAGAAGACATAAAAGTCGAAAAAATCACTGATGAGGAGTTAAAGCAACTTCAAGATCAAGTAAATCAAATTAACAACGCTCAATTGAGGCTTGGTGGTATTGAATCACAGAAGCATACGTTAGTGCATGCAATTAATGCAATGCAGAAAGATGTTCAAGACATACAAAAAGTTCTTGAAGAAAAGTATGGTAAAGTGAGTATCAACATTACCGATGGTACAATACAAGAAATACCAGAAGAAGATGAGCAAACTAATACGTAAGATAAGTATTGGTAAGGACTATAAAAATGAAGCTATGCACTACGCTGTTGGACAAGAGGTCTACGGCGGGCATACTATTTGTGATATAATAGAAAAAGACACTAAGTACAGTATTTATATTAGAAAAAACAAGGATGTTTTACCTTGGAAAGATTTTAATAAAAATATGGCGGTGTCGGTAGAATATAATCTTGAATATTGATGCATAGTCTTTATGACTTTATAATTGAACCAATAGGATCAAGATATAATAACAAAAAACAAGTTGGTGATAAAGAACTCATATTAAATACGGAGATCTTTCATCACCAGCATGTTAATAGAGAAGCGAAGGTAATTTCTATACCAACACTTGTAAAAACAGAAGTACAACCTGGTGATACTGTAATAGTACATCATAATGTATTTAGAAGGTGGCATAATATGCAAGGTGTAGAAAAAAATAGTAAAAGCTATATAAACGAAAAAACTTACGCTATCAGAGAAGATCAGGTTTTTGCATACAAAAGAAACAATAAGTGGAACGCTTTAAAGGGCTTTTGTTTTGTAAAACCAATTAAGTCTTATAATAAGTTTGATACTAATACAGAACAGCCTTTAATGGGTGTTATGAAATATTTAGATAAAAGCTTAAGGATGATAGAAGAAGGTGATTTAGTTGGCTTTACACCAGATAGTGAATATGAATTTATTATTGATGGTGAAAAGCTATATAGGGTTTTTACGCAAGAGATTTCAATTAAATATGAATATAAAGGAAAAGAAGAAGAATATAATCCAAGCTGGTTACAAGGCAGTTGATGAATTAATAAAAGTAGCAAAAGAAAAAATTGTTGATTCAGAAGATGATGTTTCTGCAGACAGATTAAAAAATGCAGCAGCTACAAAGAAATTAGCTATATTCGATGCTTTTGAAATACTAACTAGAATTCAAGAAGAAGAAGCAATACTAGAAAATAAACCTTTAGAAAAAAGGGAAAAAACATTTAAAGGTTTTGCTGAAAGAAGGTCTAAATAATGTACAAACAAACTTTATATAAAATTGTTGAGCCTATAAGAATTAACACACTTAAAAGACTTAACAAAGGCAAGAAATGGAAGTATGGCTACAATAAAGAACACGATATTGTAGTTATAAGTAAAACAGGTGTAATTGGTGATATATACGAAATACAAAATTTTAAAATAGCATTGCCACCTGCTACTAATATTTATAGTAGATCAAAAAAGAAACAAGAACAACATTGGGAACAATTTGAATATCCAAAAGCATTAAAAAACGTAAAAACCATTTTTGACTGGAGGGATTATCCTAACGAACAAAAAGATAAATGGTTTGATTATATAGATGAGGAATTTAATCGTAGAGAAAACGGTTTTTGGTTTAATAATAATGGTAAGCCTACTTACATTACCGGTACTCACTATATGTATCTTCAGTGGTCAAAAATTGATGTGGGTGCTCCTGAATTTAGAGAATCTAATAGATTATTCTACATATTCTGGGAAGCTTGTAAAGCAGATACAAGGTGTTATGGAATATGTTACCTTAAAAATAGACGATCTGGCTTCTCGTTTATGGCAAGCGCGGAGGCAGTTAACGCTGCTACTATCTCGAGTGATGCAAGATTTGGTATTTTATCAAAATCTGGTGCAGATGCTAAGAAGATGTTTACTGATAAAGTGGTACCAATATCGGTCAACTATCCGTTCTTCTTTAAACCAATACAAGATGGTATGGACAGACCAAAAAGTGAACTCGCATATAGGGTGCCAGCTCAGAAGTTTACTAGAAAAAAGCTACAAACAAATGAACAGCTTGAAGAAATAGTAGGTTTAGGTTGATTTCCATAAACCAATTCCTTGGCTTGCCAACGACAAATTTTTGCCAATTGTTTGTCTAATCTTCGCACTCCACTTTCCCGGGTGTATTCGTCAATTATTTTTTCAATTGTTTTGTCATTTAGTTTGATATCTTTCGATTTTAATCCATGCTCTTTCCTTTGTTTTGGGAGCAAATGTTTTTTGGCAATGCCAATTTTTTCT